ACCCTGCTGTTTTAGCACCTGTTGGATTATATTTCTTAGGATCGATAATAAAATCTACACTACCTTCATTACCTCTTCCTGCTGGAGAATTTAAATTAGTATTTGTAGGAATTGTATCTTCGTCCCAAGTAATAACAAGTTGTGTTTCGTCTAGAGGATTAATTGTAATAGTTCCGTTAACACTTCCTGCTGTTGATGCTTCACCCGGAAGTACAGTACGCTTTAATTGTAATTGACTTAATCCAGCAACATAATCTTGTGGACGATCTTCAAAGTAATCAGTCCATAATGCTGTACCAATTGAACCTTTGTTCATTAATTGTGCTACATTGTTAAGAACATTAAGATCATAGTTTTCGTAACCACGTACTACCATATTAAGATCAAGTCCGCCTTTTTCTAAATCAGTAGTAGGAAGTACAGTGCCACTGTATGCTGTTAGCTCTGGTGTAGACTCTCCAAGGTTAATTGTACCTTTTGATTCGTCAAAAATACTCATTACAACATTTGTAATAATACCAAGTTTTTTAACTTTAGCAGGCATATTAATGTATATAGGTGTTGTAAAACTAAGTTGTGCGATATCAATTTCTGATTCTGTACCAATAGGAATACTTCTACTACTAAAACTTGTTCCAGTTAGTTCTACACTAGTTAAACTACTCCAATCAATATAGTTATCTGTAGTTTGTATTTCTAAACTAGGATTAAACAACATTAATAGTTGCTCCATAATTTGTAACTTTTGATCTGTATTAGTTGACCAAATATCTACATTAACACTTAATGTATAAGGACTAGGCATAATACGTTCTACTGTATAGTTCTTACCTTGCGTATTTAAGTATTCGTTGTTGTCTTCGTCGTATGCTCGTTCTCTAATATGAACTTTACTAGTAAATGAACTGTCTGATGTACGTGTTCTATCTTGTTCTAATCCAGTAATATAAACTGCCATGCGAGGCGCACTAGGTATTTTGTTCTCTGAATTATCTCTAAGGATGTGTCCAACTTGACGAGTAATGTCTCCATACATAACAGGTACTTGTGTTATTTTACCGTCACCGTCTTTATATGAGAAGTTGCTAAACAGTCTTACTAACTGTGTAACATAACGTCTAATTTGTCCATCATAAAAATGTTGCATTAATTATCTGCCTTTGGTTTAAGTGCTTGTGAAATACCTTGACGTTCTGGAACAACCTCGCCACTAATTGTACTAGTGTTAGTATTATTAACAAATGTACCTTTTTGTGTTTGTTTTGTAGTTGTATTTGAAAGGTCTTGACGTTCAACTGTTTCCATTTTGACCCACCTTTGGCTATCATATCTAAATAATCTATTAGGCATCATGTCAACACGTAAAAAATAGTCACCTTTTACACTATCTGTAGGAAAAGAAATACCGCTACCAAATGTTTCTCCGTTTGGTGCTAATCCGTCTCCTAATAAATATCCGTCATAGCCATTACGGTCTGGTGTTTGATTAACTCTACTAGCATCTAATTGACCACTTTCAATACTAGCATCAATGTCAGTTTGATCAGTTCTTACAAGTTCTGCTTTTCCATTGTCATCAGTTTGTAGTGTGTAGAAACTACTAGTATCATAACCTGATTTAGGTGCGTCTGCTTCTGCTTGTTGAATAATAGCATTATTAACTTGCATTTCTGTTTCGTATGTACTAAGCACATCGCGTAATGTTTGTGTACTACCTTCTTCTGCTGGTAAATCAAGTATTTCTTTAAATTCTTGCGAGTCAACAATTTGTTTCATTTTTACACGATACAAATGTGGATACCAAGTAGGTGAAAATCCTTCACTTGCTCTGTTTACATCTTCAACTACATAATAACGCTTTAATGCTACACTAAAGTCATTAAGAGCATTTTCGTCTTTTAAATGCGGAAGTTCAATTACATCTCCGGACATAATTTTACGTCCTAATGTTCTAACACTATAATTAATAGGAATTGTCATAAAGATAATATCATTTTGTAAAAACAGTCCAAATTGACTCATATCAAAGTCTACATCTGAAACATTATAAATGCCACGCATTGTATAAATGTCTGGATCGTATTTACGATCTCTGTTTTCCATAAACAGCATATCTTGTATGTTTGTTTCTTTTACAGCATCGTACTGTGGCTGATCAGCCGTAGCAGTAGCATCATCAGGATTTTTAGGTCCTAAATACTTGTGAACGAAGACATCCGTTCCTCCAACTGTAAACATTTCTGTTATAGTCTTATCAAGGAAGGAATAATCTTTTCCCTTTTCGGGTTTGTATAAACTCAATCTCGGCATAGTAATAGTATTTATGTGATGATAAATACTATAGCGGAGAAGAACAAACATGGCCAGTAATATTCAGACAAAAAGACAAGAAGTGTACAAATATATAGAGTTAAATCTAGGCGGAGGCATGATTGATGTCGAACTAGACCCAGAACACTATGAAAGCGCACTTGATACAGCATTAACAAAATTTAGACAGCGTAGTGATAATGCTGTAGAAGAATCATATATATTTCTTCCTACAGTGATTGATCAAAACGATTACATTCTTCCAAATGAAATAATGGAAGTACGTCAAATATTTCGTAGATCAATTGGGTCACGCACAGGTGGCGGCGATGGCGGCACGTTGTTTGAACCATTCAATCTAGCATACACAAATACTTACTTGTTAGCAAGTAGTAACATGGGTGGCCTAGCAACTTATAATGCGTTTGCTGGCTTCCAAGAACTAGTAGGACGTATGTTTGGTTCTTTTATTGAATTTAAATGGAATAGATCAAATAAAAAACTTACAGTATTACAACGTCCAAGAGCAGAAGAAGAATTACTACTTTATGTTTACAATTATAGACCCGACTTTGAATTATTAGAAGACTACATGGCTATACAATGGATTAAAGATTATGCTTTGGCAAAAAGTAAATATATGCTAGGCGAAGCACGTAGTAAGTTTTCTACTATTGCTGGACCACAAGGTGGAACTTCTATGAACGGTGATGCCCTAAAAGCAGAAGCACAATCCGAACTAGAAAAACTTGAAATGGACATTCAAATGGCTGTACCAGGCGGTACAGGCTACGGCTTCACAATCGGCTAAAATAACACTTGACTTCCGATAAATTATAATGTATAATAACATTATAAATTAAGGAATCAGTATGATTATTGGAATATGTGGACTTATTAGTTGCGGTAAAGGTACAGTAGCAGATATATTAGTCGACGATCACAACTTTGAAAAGATTAGTTTTGCGGACAAACTTAAAGATGCTGTATCTTTAATGTTTGATTGGCCACGTGATATGCTTGAAGGCGAAACTCCAGACAGTCGTTACTGGCGTGAGCAAGAAGATTCATTTTGGACAAAAGAAACAGGACGTAGTGTAACTCCGAGACTAGTATTACAAGAGTTTGGTACCGACTGTATGCGTAACGGATTCTATGATGGCATTTGGGTAAGTTTTGTTAAAAAGACTATTATTGATAATCCTGATAAAAATTTTGTTATTCCTGATGTACGCTTTGAGAATGAAGTAGAAGTTATTAAAAGTATGGGTGGCAAAGTATGGTGTGTAAAACGTGGTCCGGATCCTTTATGGTTTAGACAATACCAAGACTTAGGCATTGAACCAACTGATGTACACCCAAGTGAATGGCGTTGGGCTAAAGCTAATTTTGATTTTAATATCTATAATGAAGGTACTATTGACGATCTTAAAAGTCAGGTAAAAGGTCGCCTTGCTTCCACTGAACGCCTTGCTTTTGCTGAATCCTCTGACAATTAGCACATATAGTTTTTAAGTTATTAGGACGACAGTTATTTAAATCACCGTCTATGTGATATACGTTAAACTGTTCTTTATGCTTACTCTTATAATTACACTTCTCGCAAACCTCTTTTTGTCGATATCCAGCTTGATACCATTTAGGTACACCGATGTTTCGACCGCCATTGTGTAAACATTTCTCACATACCCGTCGATAGTAAGTTTTGTTATTCTTTTTATAGTTTATAGCGGCAGGACGTATGCCGCAATCGCATAAAGGTCTCATATTGTATTTACCTCACCTTTTCACCACCTTTTCGATGGGTATTTGTTGTACTCTTTTTTAATAAAGGCATAAATACTTTTAACAGTTGTTATTATGAACACCACAGGAGAAAAATAAAATGGCTTTAGTATCACCAGGAGTACAGGTTAGTGTAATTGACGAAAGTTTCTACACACCAGCAGAACCAGGTACCACTCCAATGCTTTTTGTTGCTTCCAAGCAGGATAAACAAAACGCGGCAGGAACAGGTACAGCAAGAGGAACAACGAAAGCGAACGCAGGCGTTCCTTTCTTAATTACATCACAAAGAGATTTAGCTGATACGTTTGGAGATCCAATTTTCCAAACAGACGCAAGTAACAATCCGGTAAACGGCGGAGAGTTAAATGAATACGGCTTACAGGCTGCATATTCATATTTAGGTGTTAGTAACAGAGCATTCGTAGTAAGAGCAGATATTAATTTATCAGAGATTGAACCTAGTTCAAGTGCTCCTGCGGCAACTCCAGCTAACGGAACATGGTGGTTTGACACTGCCTTAACAAAATACGGAATATTTGAGTGGAACGGCAATGCTGTGACTGTAACTGGTGGCCAGTCATTTACAAATAAAGTACCACTTGTTATTACAAATAAAGTTAACCTAGTTGGAGAACAAAACACAGGTGCTCCAAAAGGGTCAGTAGGTGCTGTAGGAAACTACGCTATTGTAGCAACAACAACTGTTAATAAAGTGTACTACAAAAATAGCTCAGGAGCATGGGTTAAAGTAGGATCAGCAGACTGGGTCAAGAGTTGGCCAACTGTACAAGCAACAGTTTCAAATCCAACATTAACAATAGCACAAACTATTGGTATTAATGGAACAACAGTTGCGGCAACAGGTACAACAGCAACACAAATGGCGTTAGATATTACAGGCGCAGGCATTACAGGTGTATCGGCGGCGGCAGTAGATGGCAAACTATACATTTATAGTGATGGATCATCAACAACTGATGGATCAACAGATGACGATGGTGCTATTGTATTATCAGCAGGCGCATCAGGAACACTACTAGCAGACTTAGGTCTAACAGCAGGTGTTAGTTATGCTCCAGCATTAGAAATTAAACCACATACACAAGTACCTGAGTTTAAAACAGCAGATACAAAAACAAGACCTACAGGAAGTATTTGGTTCAAAACTACAGACGCTAACTTAGGTGTACAAATGAAAGTTAAAATTTTCAACGGTACAACACAGTTATGGGAAGAGAAATCAGCACCAGTTTATAAAACGCATCAAGAAGCAATTTATAACTTAGACAAAACAGGTGGCGGATCTAACTTAGCATTAGCACAGTTATATGTACAAGCACACGTAAGCGAAAATGAAAATGAAGAATTTGATTTTACTATCATGGCTAGAAACGCTTCAGGCGCAACTACTATTACTTCTTCAGCAGTTACATCAAGTTCATTAACTGCTCAGTCATATGGTTTCCAAATGGCAGAAAGTGATCCAACAAAAGCTGCAATTCAAACAGGTAAAGCATTAAGTGTAACAGCAACAGGTGCGGCAAGTGACGCAGACTTAATTGCTGACGCAATTAACGCGGCAGGATTTGAAAATATTGTAGCAAGCGTAGACGCAAGTAACAGAGTTGTAATTACACACTCAGCAGGTGGTGAAATCCGCATTAAAGATACAAACAGCTTATTTGCTGGTATTGGTTTTGCGGCTTATAACTACAC